GATCTTAATCTTTGTAGTTCCGATGGTGTTGGGATGGATAATCCCGGGGCCTCTTACAACTCACAGGAAAAAGAAAAAGAGTTAGTCCGGGTTAAGTGGGTGGATATTATCTCCTACTCAGATTGGACTACACACGATAAAGTTTCATGCCCTACATTTGAAAGCGTAGGTTGGCTTGTGCACCGAGATAAAAAAGAAATAAAAATAGCTACCACACTAGACAAGTGTGATGGCTTGGGAGAAAATGATGGCGAACCTACTTACTACGGGATAACTTCTTTTCCTTCTGGTTGCGTTCTTTCTTGCGTTCCTTTGCATAGTCATCTAAGCTAATACCCTCCATCTGCTCAAACCTTTCACCCCAATTAACTTCGGTTGTTGGGGTTTTTTTATTTCTGTTTATCCAACAGTATCTAGCAAAGTGATACCTCCTATTTTCTTGATCTTTATCATATTTTTCCTTCCAGTTACTATAGTCTTTCATCCATCTTATCTATCGCCAGTTTTCTCAGAGTGCTGATGGGGCGTAATCGAGATACTGGAATACCAAAACAAGGAGGTCTCTCTGGCCTACCAAAATCAGTTTTGAATTCCTCCTGGACACACTCCTCCCCTGGTAACCAACCCTGTATGAGGTAAGTGGGTTCACCACCCTTTCTCCAAAAGTCCACTACCAACACGTAGTTCCTATCTTCTATTGGGTCCTCGGGCCTGACCAACAAATGCCTCTGTGCATCTTTGACAGAGCGCACCTCAATATCCTCACCGATGTCTGCCTTCTCATGGAAGGTATCGACACTACCATCCCAAAACACATCTAACGCTTTGGCTACAGCACACTCTGCTGCAGCTCCCTTGATATTCATATCAAACAAACCACCCTCATCCCTTCCCAGGCCATGTTTGAATGCATTGTGGCCTGCCCTCATACTGCTAAAGGACCGGGCCATGCCTACCTTGGCAGCCATTTCCGCTTCATACCATGTTAACTGAATCTTCATTGGGTTATGATGTCCTCTGTCTCCGTTTTGGTTGGGAACTCCACTACAGTAGTGCCTTCCACAGCTCTAAGAACGCTGTTGATCTCAGGGTTGAAGAAGTCCCTGACAGTTTCCCAAAGGGCCTGTTCATTTACAGTGCCGGATTCATTGGCAGCCTTTTGCAAAGCTTCATCAACATTCTTCAGGTGCTCTCCTTTCTGAGCCAGGATAGATGCCACCGCTATTGCGGAAGAAGTATGGAAAAGTAACATTCCTATAAGAGTGTCAACATCCATTTCTGTTTTCAAGTTTTATAATCCTCCTATAGCCTGCCAGGAACCCAAGAAAACCTCTAATGTTATCATCTAGCTCAGTTGATTTAGCCGCCTCAAACTCACCCGAGAGCTTGTCTAAGCGAAGCACGTAAGAACAATCTACCTCTCTACCATACATGTCAGTTATGCAGGCAGCGTAAGCAGCGCACTGTAGGTGATGAGAGGAGTAGATAGATTTGGAAGTCTTAAAGTCAATTACACAGAACTCATCATCAACCTCGGCTACGGCATCTACGGTTCCGGCATACTTGTGTTCCCGGTTGTAGACCTTCTGTTCTGCAGCAAACCAATTGACATCATGTTCCTTGACCCAGTTCCTGAAGGCGTTGACAGAGTTAACAGCGTTTTCATGGGGTGGCATAGAGGGAACCTCTTTCCTTATCCCTAGCTTCCACTCAATGGCGTTCTGGCAATAGCCGTGAGCTTGATGACCTATCTGTAGAGCCTCCCTGTTGGAGGAATAGTGGGCATTTCTGATCCCCTTAGCCATGTCATCAGGGGACAGCTCATCTTCTTGGTGTTCAAGGAACCACCGTGCCCCCATGCTGGCTGCCCAGGGGACGAGGGCCGGTTTAGCTATGTTATCTAAAACCGTGGTGGTTGCTGGAACATACTTACCATCAACACTGTATGAGTGTTTCTTTTCCGAGAACTCCAGATCGACAGTGGTGCCGTCGTGGTATTCAATAGTGTGTGTAGTCAAAACGGTACGTCATCCTCATCTGGTTCTTGGCTTCGGCTGCCGCTATCCTGTGGGATGGAGAAACTTAACTTCAAATACTTTTTCCCGGATTTACTGGTGTTGGTCCAACCAGCCATACGGTACTCCGTACCTCCGATCAACGCTTTACCCGTCATGTCTGGGTGATTGTCACTCTTCTTGTTCTCTTCCCTGAAGAGTGCGCCCTCGTTGTCTTTCTGTTCAAATGCTGCCATTTTAGACTCCTCTAGTTGACGTTGAATAATTTCTTGTTGGTGCGCCCAAGCCTGAGCGTTTTCTGCATCCTCTAAAATTTCTTGGGCGGTCATTAAATAGTACCTGCCCTTTGGTTTGCCTGGAAGGTCCTCCAGACTTCTATTTTTAGTTTTGCGGCCTCCATTAGCCATCTTATTTCATCATCCTCCTTTATGGCAATCTTATACCCTTCCAATAACTCAATATATTCCGGGTGGGCATAGGCCCATGCTTCTGATGCAGCTACAGTTCCCGGACCAGCTTTCCCAAACAAGATGGCATGTTTTGATTTCCTGAAAGCCTCCAAATGTAGGCGGTCAGATCTAGCCTGAGCTGCCCTGCCTGCGTTGTCTCGTATAAAGTCCACGGCCTTCTCAATTTCGTCGTCTGAAATCATTACAGAGTATCGGCTATGGCTTTCCGTATCGCATCCCGATCTACTTCGAGCACTCCCTTACGCATAGCCTCATCCAATGTACTGAATATGAAGTATATCTGATAATCTATTAAATTGGAAGTGTCGTGCATTTCTCGGTGGTGTTCAGGGCACAGTGGCATCGTGAACATATCACTGGCCTTGTACCCCATTCCCCCACTGAATGGTGCCATCCTACCCTTTAAATGATGGGCCACCACGTTCTCTTCGGATTTACAGTCAGCACAAGGGAGAGTCTGAACAAACTTCAGGTACTCCTTGCTTTCCCAGCGCTTGTGCTTACTCAAATCCATGTTTGGTGATTGAGGCCGTGTGTGCTGCCCCGTATTGCCCCACCTTGAGCCGGGTTGCATAGGAGCAACCCACTAACATCCCGATTGCTAACAACGTAATTAAAATTTTCATATATTACACACCCCTGATAAGCATTGTTCTTCACTGTTGTCTTCATAAACTACATCTCTCTTCTGTACAGCTTCCTCATATGGAATGGCTGAAATGGGTTGTCCCCCTCTTGATCCATCTGGATAGCAGGTCAGCCCTCTCAAACCGTGTGCATACTTAGCAACGATTTTAGAAAATCCCTCCACACTCCCTTCACTGTTCAGCTCCGTTCCCCAGGCTGGCAGATTCAGGGTGCTTGAGATCGCATGGTCCACATACTTCTGTACGTCATACTGGAACTTGATACGCCTTTCGGGTTCAGCAGCAAGGTCTAGTGCGGTTTCAATTTTGTCTGGGGCGATCCCTCCCTGGATAAGAGACTCAGCAGTGCCGTCAATACTAATCTGATATTTCCATTTGGTTCCATCCGTAAGGTAACGTCTGCGATAAGCAACTGCGTAAATGGGTTCTATTCCGCTGGTGGTTCCTGCGACGATTGAGATACTCCCTGTCGGGGCTATAGCTCTGTACCCTTTAGGCCTAGACACATAGAACCGATCACAGTGTTCATTGGCTGCATGTTCTGATTCATCACGATAAACCTTGAGCCACTGCTTCAGTTCATCACACATACCATAGGGATGTCCTCTCTTCAGGAGCCACTCATGCAGTCCCATTAGACCTAGCCCGAGTCTCCTATTTTTCTCCCGAACCACTTTAACTTTTTCGTAGGGGAGGGTTCCTCGAAGCGTCCCACACACCAGAAATTTTGAAGACACCTGCACCACTTCCTTAAACTCTTCAATCGTTTCGATGTTTGCCATGTTAACAGAGCATAAATTGCAAACGTCAGAATCATTTTCGCTGGAAATTTCTGTGCAGGCATTTCGAAGGGTTTCATTTTCTTTTTCTCCAAAGTTAAAACTAAATCCAGGTTCCCCTGTCATCAGGGCCTGTCGGCAGTTCTGCATAAATATATCCGGGAGCTGTTTGGTTTCCAGTTCCTTCAGAAACGCATCGTCATAATTCAGACTGATGTTCATCATGTCCAGTGGAGCAGGGTAGTTGAAGTCTTGCTCTTTGGCTTCAGAAATCATCATCCCACTGGTTCCTATCGGCATCATGTGCCAGTTCTTCAAAGTCAGAAAATGTTTTGCATCTTCGTGTTGCCAGTTTAGGCTCCCATACATAGCGGATCGTCTTGACCCTCCCTGCATCACGTTCCTGCCCACTTCGTTTATAGTGTACAGTAATGGAATCGGCCCCGAAGCAACACCTCCCGTTCGCCGTAGTTGACGTCCACTTGGACGGGCAGCACTTACATCTACTCCAATTCCACCGCCAGTCATAAGGCAGCTCATCGCCCTCTGTGTGACGTTTGACCATTCTTCTCTTGTATCCTCCTCTAAACGTAACAGGTAACAATTGTTTATGAATAAAGCGCTTGGATCTCTCCCTGCGTAGTAGATATAACGTCCACCAGGGATCATCTTAAATTCGGTCATCACCCTAGCCAAGTGATCCTGATCGCTCTTGGCCATGATGTGGTGAGTTGTTCCGTTCCGGTTGCCACAGATGTCATTGACTATTGTGTTAACACGGTCAGGCCATTGCTCAAATTGGTTGGAGGCGTACTTCTGTCTGAAGACGGTCTCCCCGAGTGTGGTTCTAAAGGTCATTAGGGTGCTCCCGTTGAGGTTTGGAGGGCCGATAAGAAGGCACGGGAGCCACACCTTCTGATTTCGGTTGTTTATGTTTGTTACACATAGGATAGAGGTTGTCATTCAACTGGACGCAACCCCTCACCTTGCAAACAATAAAGTGGTACGGTTTCATAATATAGGGGCTGGGTAAGAGTTGCTTGGAATATATTCTTCGTCGAGAGCCATTGCAAGTAACTCTACCAGAGTTTCTAATTTTACTATAGCAAACATATCAGTTGAGTTTTTTGCTCCTACTACAATAGTTGGGATAAGATCATCTTTCTTGGAACCAACAGACGCTTGGCCCCATGCGCCTTTGTCCCCGAATAACCACTCGGGTAACTGTTGCCGATATTTGCATTCAATACCGAGGTAAGGATGGTCAACGTCTAACTGCTGCCTACCGTTGATTGGTATTCTTTTCCCACCAGATACATCCGCTACTCGTCGTTCAAATTTCTTCCAGGGTTTGTCACTCATCACTAGTTTCCATTTCGATTTTTCTTGGTTTTTGATTTTCTTCCATGAGATTGAGAGATGCAAGGTCAAGGTAAAGATCAAACTCCTGCTCTGCCATGTCCCAGTGCCTAGCTTTTGAAATGTTCAGGTAGGCGTCCGGGTCATCTGGATCATGGGAATAATATCGGCCCAAAAGTAATACGTTATCCACTCGATCTGAAAGTTCGCCTGCTCCTCTGATTGAAAAACGATCAAGGCGATCTCTAATACTCCCGGACTTACGTGCATGACATACGAGAATGCAGTGGATGTCTAGTTCCCTGCAGGCATCTGCTATGTTACAAACCACCTCTTTCTGCCCAGTGTAGTCATCGTTGGCAATACCTGAGATGGTCATTAAAGAGTCGATCAGCACAAACGTGGTGCCAAAATGGTCTAAAGAGTAACGAATAGACGCCATTAGCCTGATAAGATTTACGCTCCCCATCTTATCGAAGAAGTAGAGTTTATCTTTACTCCAAAACCCAAACTCTAGTGCGAAGTCCAGGGTTGGGTGGTGTAACAAGGAGGTTTGCCGGTACATCCTACTGAGTTGAGACACCGGGTCCATCTCCAGGGAAACCGAGAGGCACTTCTCCCCCTGCTCCATGGCATTCAAAAGAATCTGTCCAGCGACCAGTGATTTCCCCGAGGAGTTGATCCCGGCTAGGATCGTACACTCCCCTTTCCGTAAACGGAACTTGTCGGGAGAGCCCCAAGGTAGCTTTACTCCCTGTGCTTCCTCAGCGTAGACACACCTGTCTATTACTGCTTTTGTGTACTCATTGGCTCCTTTGATGGACTGTTCATTTTCAATTTCAATATACGGTTGGAGCAGCTCAGGGGTCAGTTCCATTATTTCTCCTTATAAACCCAATATCCAGAGTCTTCCAAAGTTCCTGGTTTCCCCCACTTCTTTCTCCAGGCCGGGGACCTAAACCACTGGTCATAGTATGGTTTTTTATTAGGATCTGCAGATGCTCCCATATACTTCCAGGATACTGTCTGATAACCCATCCCACCTGAATGCAGGTACGGTGCTGGCCCAGCCAGGGAAACCTCCCTGTGTGAATTATAGTCTTGTCGCTCGGGAACCTCAACCCTTTGGAGGCTCTGATAGATAGAAAGAGCCTCTTCGAGAACTCTTTGTTTTTGTCGAGGGGGGGCTTTGGCCTTCTGTATCTGCTCTATCTTGCGTAGCGCCCTGTTCCTGATGTTGTCGATAGGAACAGAGCCTTGTTTCTCTTGTCTTACGAAGACCTCCTTTCGGAGGCTTCGCATTGATTTAATATGTCGGTGTAGTCTATAATGCATGGTAAGCAGTTCAGTGGTTAAAAAAAAGAACCCTAGTCTCAAAAAAAAAAAGACTCCAGTCGGCCTACCGTTAGTAAAATAACCTAGTGCTTTGATAAGACAATTAT